CCCTAGAATAAGGGCTTACCATCATCTTCTGGCGTCTTTGACTTTGGAAGGATGCTCATAAGAAACTCTCTAGCACGTTTATACTTTCCGTAATCGTATAGGCCACACCAAATATTATAGCTATTAGATAGATGCTCAACACAGTCAGTAACAACAGCGAAAGTGTTAGTAGAAATTTTACTAAGTAAGAATTGGCGCTGTATCTCAGAAACATTAGAGCGCCTTCCTTTAGCTTTGAACTCAACAAAACATGCGCGTCCCAAATTGTCATTTCCAACACAGTCACTAAAACCTGCCTTTACTGCTATTACTCCATACTGGTTATTATAACCACCCTTAGCCTCTATAATGTCAACGTTAAAACCATGTTCACGCATCCACTTAAGGCAAGTCTTCTCTACATACTTTTCAGGCTTTTGGTTTTTTTTCTTAGGCTTACCACTCTTTGGCAGCTGTTTAGCGTGGTAGTTGTATAAAGCTTTTTGAGCAGACATTACCACCAAACTTTAACATAACCAGAAGCGCCAACAGCTCCTGTCTGTGATATGCCAGAACCAGCTCCGCCACCAGCGCCATATGCCGATGCAATAGGACTTACTCCTGGATTGCCAGCTGCGCCAGCAGCTCCACCAGCCCCATAATAAGATGCGCCGCCGCCACCGCCACCAGCGCCAAGTGGGTTTCCTGCTCCACCTAAAAATCTAGAGCTATCTTCACCATTATTATTGTTAAAAGTGTCCTCTATTATTGTACCAGGATATCCACTAGCATGTCCTCCATTAGTACCACCAGGCAGCGCAGTACCACCAGCATTTCTAACAGTTGAATCACCAGGAAAATTAATACCGTCAGTACCTCTACCGCCTTGAGCACCTTTTACTGTTATAGATCCAAAAGATGTATCACCACCATTGCCACCATATTTAACTTGAGAACCTGAAATCTGTCCTCCAGAACCACCAGCACCTATAGTAACTGTAACAGATGCAAGTGGAGTAACTGTCACTACTTGCACTATCCTTGGTGCTCCTGCGCCGCCACCGCCAGCAACACCACCATTTCCACCCTCTGCACCTCCACCACCACCGCCTATCATCTCTACAAAAACAGAGCTAACATCTTCTGGCACATTAAAAGTTCCGTGTGCAGTAAACTCTTGAGAGTTAGCCGCAAATCCTGAAAGGTCAATAAGTGCATTTAAGTTTGCAGAAATTTTATTCATTAAGGCCTCACTGTGAACTGCCTCACTGCTAACCTCAATGTCATTCATCTTGTCTAAATTACCCGGAATATCTGCCACAATTTACTCCTTTAAATCATTGCATATTGGACACCACCATCTGGGAAGGCAGTATCACTCATGAATGTAAATATTAATTTCACTGTATCTGTCTGTCCAGTGTATTTAGATAATTCAAAAATATAATCCTCACTAGGCGTAAAGCTTAACGCACTATCTAATATAATTTGGTTCCCAACTACATCTTCTAGCACTGCAGTATCTTGCACACTAAAATCACTATTCCTAACTGTAATTAAAGCGCTTATATATTTGGTCCATTTCTGGCCCTCATTTGTTCCAAACCTATCTGTATTAAAAGAAGGCTTTAAGTTAAAGCTTGTAGTAGTTGCGTCAGGTCCAACAAAAGAGCTTGGCGAAATTAAACCAAATCTAGCGTCTTTGTTAAAGTTAGTATCAACTATGGTAATCACAACTTGACCATTTTTTAAATTTAAGCTTTTATTATCTACTTGGAAAAGCCTTTGCTCTCCCTGTCTGGTGCCGGTCTCTATATCAGACACCTTTAAAGCACCCATATCAAATACTAAAATGTCACCCACCTCTAGGTTCCAGCCAGTCTTGAAGTTTAGCTCAAGTCCTTTTAAAAACTCAGCTCCAAACTCATATTTATTAAGCCTTCTGTCTGAAGCCTGCTGTACTATGTTTAGTCCAGATAAAATATCTCTTAAACCCTTAGCTTCTATCTCAAGTGGCTTAGTCCCTATCTTTATTCTATCAGTAGAGTCTGTACTAACTCTAACCTCAGCACTTAAAAACTTCTCTTCTAATGAATCCTCCTCAAAGGATGTGATCATTGTGTTAAAAAAATTCTTGGTGGTAGACCTTGAGATCTTAAGCTTAGATGCGTTTTTAACATTATCAGCATTTAATAACTTTATGTCTGTACCTGGTATTGGTGGAGAATGATAGCCTACAGAAGCTTGAGATTTTCTTGGGAGACTGTATGCTGCCACAGGATTATATAATTGCTCTGCTAAAAACTCCTTACCATCTATAGAATCTTTTAAATAAAAATCCATTTCAGGGCTTGATAAAAACCGCTGCTTAATTAACAAATGCTCTTGTACATCAACTTCATCAGCATCCATTGAAAGCCCTGCACCCTCTGGCCATACGTCATATTGAGATCTAAAACTAACAAGAGCTGCAGTATCATTTTCCTCTACAAATGAAACTCCATCAATCTCTAATATCGTTCCACCTCCACTATCAACTGAAATTCCTATAATTTCTTTTAAAGAAACATTGTTGGATCCATTAGATGCGCCAGATGTGCTTATAAAGTCCCCAAGGCTTACGTTATACAAAAAAGATAAATTATCATTTTTGAAATATATGGTATTTGCTTGTGTTTCTGTGAGCGATATTCTCACAAAATTAGTGGTCTCAATATCCTCTAGATAATTACCGCCTTTACCGGAAAACATTAATTTTAAAGTTAGATCAATAACGTTGTCTGGACCAATTCTATAATAAGAATCAATATTAACATTGCTTTGATGTGAAGATGCCACAGTGCCCAAAGCACCGCGAGTAACAGACTGAAATTGATTAGCAGAAGTGCTCTGGTACTCAATAATCTCATCATCAATTCGAATATATGTTTTAAAAGAATCACCGCCACCAGTCCCTTGATCTATTGTACCATCAGGACCATTAACTTTCACAAGAAAATCTGCAGTACCTATTGCGTTTATTACAGTGTTTGAAGGACCAACTCCGGCAATATATGAATGAGATCCAGATCCTTGTGAAGTAATATCAAATACAGCTCCTTCTGGATCCTCAGAAACTTGAAACGTGCTAGCTGTTGGGTTTCTAACATATCCATTTTGAAGTCCAGCTGGCAAAGATCCTGTTGTTTCAAAACTAATTGGAGATCCTTCTCCAAGGTTATGAGCCGCCTCTGTTATTGTATTTGCTGAAACATTAACATCTGCAGGCAAAAAACCTGCAGTTGAGCTTAAAAGTTTTGTTTTGCCCTTAATAAATATTTCAGATCTCTTTTTATCTTCTGGGCTATTTAAACTAAAAGTAACCAGACCAGGCTTTGAGTCAGTGCTAGTTACTTGACCTCTAAAAATAACAATATAATCTTCAGGAAAGGCAGAGTCCTCAAAGCCTAAATAGACTTTTGCTTTTCTGCCAATTATATCATCTACCAATGCACCAGGAGCTAGAATATCTCTAGTAACTTCACCGTTTTTATCTACCAATGCTATTCGCATAGAAGAGATTGACTCTCCTTTGCCTTTGTCTACATTTAGATTTTGAGAAATTGTACTTGATGTTCCACTAGAAAAAGATATGTAAGCGCTTTGATCCTCTACCTCACTGAATCCACCAATGTTAAATCCACCAATTAAAAGCCCTGGATCTCCTATGCGCACAAACTTTTTTATAACAACGGCACCATAGCACTCATCAATACCGTCAAATTTAACCACTATATTAGGAGTTAAATTTGACTCTCTTGATTCTAGTCTTGCTCTCTCTGTTACAGGAAATGCCATTACTCTGCCTTTTTAATAGCCTCTAGTGCTGACCTTTTTTCGGCCCTTCTTTGTCTTACTCTTTTTTGTAATATATCTAAAGACTCTTCACTGCTAAGCCGTTCAGTGACTCTTGAATGTGTTTTCTTATCCATTATACTTAAAAAACTATAATAACTCTTAATCATGTCCTCATCTTTCTCTACTTTTTTTATATACCAGCCAAGTAAGGTCATTAAAAGATTTCCTATAAAACTTGCTATTGCCGCTGTCATTCCCAATCACTCCAATTATTTGTCTTTTCTTCCTCGAGCCCCTTGTATTTATCAAGACCTCTGACTGGCACTATATCATATCCAAATGTAGTCAGCCTATGAAGTGACATTTCATTTTCCCAAGACGAAAAGTAAGTTGTACAATCTCCCTTTGGAATTTGATACTCAAAGTGCATTTTGTCAGTTGTTTTAAATGTGTCACACTCTTTTGTTGTCTGGTAATCGACCTTTTCTTTAAAAGAAATTGACTGCAGTAGCCCATACTTTGCCTGACAAGCGCTAACTCCAATATTGTCTGTATCTCTACCGTTGCATTTTGTGTGTGCCACAATAGTTTCTCTTGGAGTTTGAAACTCTATTAAGGCCCAAGCATGGCGGCCTTTTTCTCTCTCATAAGTTGCAAGCTCTAGCCCACACGCCTTAACGTTTTCTATGCCCTTAACGGGAGTAAAACTAAACGTATATCCGCTTGATAGCCACTTTACTTTTGGCTTAACAACCTTCCACTCTCTGTGACAAGTTGTAGCAGTAAAAAGATCAATGTCACCAGGGCTCTTAACTGTGATTAAATAGTTATCGGACATTCTAACAACACCAAAGCCATTAAACTTATACTGCCCTATCTTACTGCTGCAATGACCTTTGGAACACAAAAGGATCTCAACTCTGAGATCCCTTTGATAATCTATCCTGGGATCGAGCTTGGTCCGAAGATCAGCACAGCCAGATATAAGAAAAAAAAACAGTATTACTTTAAACATCAAACCTCTGGCTTGTTTTTATCAATTTCGTCCTGAATTTTCTGAGCTTCTTCCTTTATCTTTCTCTCAAGCTCAGACTCAAACTCTCTTCTCATTCTCTCTCTCATTTGCTCCATTTCTTTTGCAATTCTTTCCTCTGCTATTTTATCCCAATCCTTCTCACCCATTGCAGATCGTACGGAAACGTGAAGTCTATCAACAAGCTCAAAAAGTTTATCTCTTGTAGGCCTCTGCCAAAACCACTCACTGATAAAGTTTTCGTTGTCGTCTTTTTGTTCTGTATCCAGAGAAAAGCCTTGTATTTCAACATTAAAACCACCAAGAAGTCCTGGTGCCGTTACGATTGTAACTATATATTTATAGTTAGGATCAACTCTTTTAATTTCCTGAACTGTTCTAAAATATTTACCCATTATGCAACTCCCTCTGGTTTATCTTCTTCTTTTTTAACAGGCATTAAAGCAGGTAAAGCTTTGTGAATAAGATACCCAGCAAGCTCGTCTCTATTTTCTGACTTCATTTCTTCTTTTACCTCACTGTAGCCATCAAATGCTGCCATCATAGATGGTAATAAAAGAGTGATTTCCTCTAGTGGCCTTTTGTCCATAAAATGCTGGACTAGCCCCATCATCGCATCAACAATCTCTTTAGATTCTTTTGGGATCTCCATTTCATATTTAACTAAATCCATTTATTTCTCCTTTTTTAGATCGTATAACCTGTTGTCTATTGTATTTAATTTATTTAATATTTGTTTTTGATTTTCTTTAATATGTTTAGTTTCACTTATTACAGTCTGATTTTTAATGTTTACATATTCTCGTATGTCTTTGTCTTTAATGTCAACATAGCCGACAACAAAAGCAATTAGACCTGTACCACCGGCTAGCGCACCTCCTGCTTTGAATATTTTAGACTGTATTAACAGGCTCCACATTAAAAACCGTCCCTGTCTTGAATGTAATCAATTATATCATCTAAGGCTTTAGTAATGTCTGCCAAAGTTTTGTTATTGTTGCCTTTAAAGGCTTTAAGCGCATCTTTTTTAGCTTGTTTTATAATGTCTTTTTGAGCCTTATCATCTGCTGCATCAACCTCATCTTGTAACCTTTGCGCTAACACTTGAGCTTTTTTAACATCATCAATTGTAAGTGTTGGCACCATCTCACCAGTGACAGGATCTTGAATGTCCTCTAGCTGTAACCATTCAGGATCTTCACCCTGTATCATTTCACCTACTACATTTTGTGGCACAAAACCCTTAGCTTTTACAACGTGGAATTTTCCATATTCACTGACAACGTATTCCTTCATTTTAAGAGATCCTTTCAGCAAAAATATTAGCTCTTATTCTGCATCTGCCACTTAATGTCTGGACTGAATAAGCGTTAAGGTAAACTGTTTGAGAGCTTGTAACTGTTATAATTGCACTTGGCGCTGGCACTGCAAACTCATGAAACAAAGCCCCAGAAGCTAAAAATATATCTGTATCTATTCCAAATGTGTCTAATGTTAGTGCAGTAGGTACTGCTGCTGTATCGGTGCCATTGGTTGAAAACCATGCAGCTATAATTCTTGTATAGTCAGGACTTCCACCACTAGACTTAAACTCCATATCTCCACTAATCCTATACTTACCTTGACCTAAAGTTAATGAGTTGCCAGTCAGTTGATGCCAAATCGCACTGCCTACTGCTGTTTTAATAGAGCTTTCAACGGCTAACACTTCGCTAGTGCCATGTACTGAGAAGGTAGAGAAGTCTGGATCTTCGTTAATAGAAAAACCACTATTAGTAAGAGTGTTTATAAAGCTCATCCCAGATGGTGCATTGAAAAAAGATTGAACTTCAATCGTATCACCCTTTGACGCGTGTATAATGCCAGAACATTGAGGCCGCTGATCAAGCGTAATTGTGACACCAGAAGTTTGGTATCTAGCAGTACCTCCTGGTGCTGATTCGCCAGTAACTGTATTTACTACGCGCACAGCAGATGTAATAGACAGGCCAGAGCTATGTGATGTTGTCCTGATCTCAAGAAATGCACTAACTGAATAAAACCCAGTCTTAGGCGCTGTGAACACGCCAGTTGATGTATTATAGGCACTATGAGTATCATTAACAGTAGAACCAAAGGTCACCTTATTCCATACATTGCTTAGAGTCCCAGTTGGCAGCGCAAATGCGCTAGCCTTAACTGTACTAAACAAAGTCTCAGTAGTTGAAAGTATTGCACCTGCTGACCAGTCTACTATTGGAATACTGGCAGTTACTCCAAGCTCATCACCAGTAGCCCATGTATGAGGGTTAGTAATGCCCCATGTTCCACCGCCATTATGTGAGATCATGCCTATTGCAGTATTGTTAGCCGGAAAAGTGTTACCAGTTCTAAATGCAGATCCAGAGTCAAGTGCCGTAGCTATTCCACATGGTCTCTCTGGTGCAGAACCTACATTAGATGCCATTTTAGTTAAATCAATAACCTTTGAATTTGGCAGCACAACTGTCAAAGATCCTATTACAGAAGTTGTGCTACCCATAACCAATGATGCTTGAATCTCCATATTATCGCCAACTCTACGCCAGTAAGCATCCACAGTACCATTGCCTAAAGTTACGTTATTCCAAGTAGGAGTGAACTCCTGCCACTCAGTAACAATTGCACCAGGCACAGGAGAGTCAGAAGTTACCCTAACCCTATCCCATTTAAAATTCCAAGTGCCAGTTGTCGTAGTTGTCGCATGAATAATAAATCTGTAATTCAAACTATCAGTGGCCTGAAATGTGCCCATAATAGTATTAGCTTCTTGCAGATGCTCAAAAGCAGGAGGGATGTCACCATCTAAATCTGTATTTAATGCTCCTAAAAGAGTTGCGTTATCAATATCATAAACGAATATTCTGTAGTCACCAGAGACATACTCAGTGTCAGCATCAGTAATTAAATAGTCAATGTAACCATAAAGCGTTTTAAACTTATCTGCCTGATCAATTGCTAGGTCTGTAGAAAATCCTGCGCCTTGAAAGTCTGATCCAGTTTTGGTAACAGAAAAACAATTAGTACCCCTAATGGCAGAGCCGCCAGAGGCAATAACCTGGCCACTAACGCCTCCGCTCCCGTCGATAGGCTCACTTACTGCACCATCGTAATAAGTGTTCCAATCGCTTAAATCAACCTCTGCGTCTGAGTTAGTAATGTAGTTAATGCCACCCTCGCCAGAACCACCAGTTGCCTCTGCCCACTCACCAGAGCCATCTACACCCTTAGACGTCCATACATGCCCTATTGTTCCCTCTGATCCATCAACATTTTTTATTGATCCTCTAGTGCCTCCAGCTGCACCTGTTTCATTAATTATATCTCCAGAATTTGTTACAGCAGTTCCCGTCTGATTGACTATATCTCCAGACGTACCAACTGATCCGTTGCCTGTTTCAACTAATACATCATTGCTGTTACTCGTATTCCTGGTCATTAAAAGTAAAGCGTTAGCAGATTGCTTTGTTGTTAATCCGAAATTTGTAGAATTACCAGTCGGAGATACAGTATCAATTGCAACCCATCCCTCATCAACAGTGCCGCTGAAAAATCTAGCTGTTCTTAGATAGGCTGTATTCCAGGAAAATGTAGTTGTGCCAAGATCTTGTCCTTGATTTACATTAGGCAAAAGAGCCTGATTAATTGCAGTAGGTGAGTTTAAATTACCAAGAACTTTGTCTGCACCCTCAATAACAGAGCTTGTTTGATACTTTTCCCAAACAGCACCGCTATACATTACTACGTCACCTATTGCATAAGTAACACTTCCTGCGCCATGATCAACAGAACCAGCAGCTCCTACTCTATAATAATCACCAGTATCTCCCGATCCATCAGTTAATGATGGTGATCCAGATCCTCCAACTGATGCATCATAAGAGCCAAGATACTCCATAACTTCTACTGTTAATTGAGAACTAGGAATTTTCCCAGTGCCGTCAAGTGTTGCAACTCCATTTGCTGCGGCCTTCTCGCTAGTATCTATCTTTGATTCCACAGCTGTTTCTAGCTCCTGATTTACTGTGGCCTGATCAACATTATCACTTATAGTTGATCCGCTATAAGTCCCCATATCAGTATCACCATCTGCAGTCCCAGTTGTAGTTCTTATGTCTGCAATATCTGATTGATTTTCTGCGATTACTGTTTGGTTTGATTCTACTACATTCTGAACAGAATCTACCCTTTCTTTAACAGCCTGATTAGGTGTTCCTATAGAGTCAGATGTCCAAGTTGGTTTTCTATTTTCTGCGCCATTAAGCTGAGTAGAATCTGTAACAAAAGAATCCTGTCCATTTAATTCTCTCTGCACATTGGTAACTGAATCACCAGATGCACCATCTGTATTCTCTAAATCAAGCTTTCCTACAGTGCTAGAATCTACCTCTCTAGATATAAAACTAGAATTAAAATTCGCAGCATCTGCCTTTTCACCATCTGAAACACTCATTTAAACCACCCTAAAAACTAATAAACCAGTCTGATAATAACCAGGAAGATTATTCCCGATCTCTTCTTTTAAAAGATAGCCAACTCCATTTGTGTCAGCCTGAGTTCTTTCTAATTGTACCTCATAAAACGTATTGCTATCATCTTTATCTGGCATAAATTCAAGCTGAGGACGCCCTGTGATATATTGTAGTAATGTTTCTGCATCCTGGACTCCGGTCGGGTTATTTCTAATAATCTTGCCGTCTGACTTTATGTTTGTTATCCACATTAAATTCATTTCTATTCTTTTTCTAATGCCAAATGATATTACCTCAATAACTCCGCTAGCGGACTCGTTAACTGCCGCGTCAATTCTTTGTTGGCTCTTTTCTGGATCTACATAATTTTGTGGAGCGAATTGAGTTATATACTCAGAGCCAGCAGGACTTGCACCTGTATAAGAATTGCTCCCAGTTAGGTCCACACCTTGTGTGAATCCCAGAAGCTGCCATGGTGATGTCCCTACCTGGGAGCCAGTTGATAATAATAAATCAAAATTAGATGTGGCAGAAATAGTGATCTGCCTTGTGTCTCTGTCAACAGTGACTGTGTATTCCTGGCCACCAGACACATCCAATGCAGTCTTAACTGCCACCAACACATCAGTAAGCGTATATGAGCCTACGTTAACTTGAGCCACAAGCTCTCCGCCGCCCTCATCAAAATTCATATTCTGATTGTCAGAAGTGACTGGATCTAGAAAATAAAACTTACTAAATGTACCTAATGCCATCTTTACCCTACGTTAGTGACTACTTGACTTCCATTAGTATCAAAAGTTTCCTGCAAAATTGCAACAATTTGCTGACCAGTGCCTACTGGATCCAACACCGCACCCTCAACATTTACCGTAACAGCAGTCTGCTTTTCTTGCTCTTCGATTTCAGGAGGCACTAAAGTTTGCGGAGCAGCAGCGGCCTCGCCACCACTTGCAGGAGTTGGCACACCAAGCCCACCACCGCCAAGAGCCTTAAGAGCACCACCAAGAGTAATTAACGCAAGACCAGCAATGATAGCAAAGCCACCAAAGAATGTAGTTAATGACGCCTTAAGCGCCTCTATAGCTTTACCAGTTGCAAGGATAGAAGTACCAATAGTAATTAAAACATCACCTATAATTCCAAGGATAACTTTGCCAAATTCTCGAAAATTTGTTTTGGCCCCAGCAAGAGCGGCACCAAGAGCCTCAAAGGAAGTAGCTGTCACTTTTAGTATTCCACCTAAAACGTTTTGCTCTAGGTTTTTTCTAAACGCAATGGCTTCCTTGTTTTGCTCCTCAAAAAGTTTGTTTAAAATTTCTTGTCTTCTTGTGTTGTAATCTAAAAGAGCTTGATTTTTTAGAAAGAAAAAATCCTTTTCATTTAAAAGTTCTTGTTCCCTTGATCTCGTTAATAAATCAAGTCTTTCATCTAGCTGCTCTTTAAGTAATGTTAAGTCAGACTTACCAATGTCCTGCAAAGACTCTCTTAACCTTTGAAGGTCTTCTGGCCTAACCTCTCTTATGAATGTATTTATATCATCCTTAGAGGCTAGTGCTCTTTTTCCAAGCTCTGAAAAGCTAAATCCAGAAGCAATTAATCTGCTATTAAAGCTGTCAATTCTTGCGTTCAACGACTTAAAGCTATCAACTGTTTCTTTTGAAAACGCGCCAAATGGATTTTTTTCTACTAATGCACCAACAAGCCTCAATAGCCCATTTAGCGAAACGACCATAAGCCCTATACTTTTATCCACAACAGTTTTAACTATAACCCCAAACTCTCCAAAAAGAGTTTTTAATGGCTCAAAAACAGATGCTGTCTCTGTGGCAGCCTTTTTTAATATCGCAAAAGCTTCTGAGAAAAACCCAGTCTGTCTTTCTGCCTCCTGAAAAGCTGTCACGACAAGCTTTATTATTCCTGCAATTAAAGTAAATTTAAGCAAAAATGGAGCTGCAGCAATTGTTAGGCGCGACAAGAGAGGGATGGCTATTTTTAAACCCTTTGCTAGGTTTTTAAACAAACCAGTAAATATACTTCTCAAAGTAAGCCCGTTTATTCCAATCCCAAATAAAAGTTTGGAAATTTTATTTCCTTCTTTTAATACAATTAATTTAAAGGCCTGAAATGCTCCAGCGGCAGAAGTGAGCTGCACCTCTGCACCTGCAAGCTTTCTTATAAGACCAGTTATAGATGTCCCAAGAATTGGGATTGACTTACCAAAGGCTGTTTTAGTTAGATCGCTAGACAAAAGAAGGTCAAGAACTTTAAACGCCTTTATCACTGCGAATATTTTAAAAGACCATTCAAGAAAAAATCCGCCTACCTGTAAAACTCTAGCGCCAAGTGCGCCGAAAAATCCAGCAGCCTTAGTAACTGTAGAGTTAACATTGTTTAAAACTGTATTAAGCGCTGCTGCCACTAAATTATTGTTTTCAATAATCGCAGCCCCAGCGCCAAGTTCTGAATTTAATTTTTCTACATTATTTCTAAACTTCTCATTCTGATCCGCAAGAGTGCCAGCAGTTGCAGCGCCAAGACCTGCAACTTTTGCGTATTGCTCAACAAGACTGTTGAACCTTACCTGAACTTTTTCACCATCACCAAGCGCTTGAAAGTTGCTTGCTAACCCGCGTTTAAGAGCAAATGAAGATGTAGCCGCCTCGTTTAACTTAATACCCAAAGCCGTTACAGCCTGTGCGTTACCATTCAAAGCACCAACTAGCTTAACAGAGGTATCAAACACATCCTTTCCGTTAATCTTTGCGTACTCTGCTGATATTGTTAAAAGGGACTTCATTTGTCTTTCATTTAAATGAAGAGCAGAACCAACGTTTACAATCTCTGCAGCAGCCTTTTGCAAGCTTGATTGACTGAGATTAAAAACTTCACCAAGCTCTGAAACCTCAGCGGCCCAGCTCTCTGTTGTTCCAACTGCACCCCTTGTTACTCTGTCAAAGTTTTCTATAGTCTTAGTAAATAAAACTATTCCCTCATTTGCTTTTATAAATTTATCTGTTGCGCTTTGAAATGTTCTAACTAATGATGAGCCTATTTCCTGGGCAAGCTGACCAACTTTTACAATTGCAAATGCTAGCGCAGCAGCAAAGCCACCAATAATAATACCAGCTGTTGTCGCAATAATCCCAGAAAACCTTATAAACTCATTATTTGATCTTTTAACAGTCTCTCCAAAAAGCAAGAGCCCTGCAGATACAGAAGCTAATGCAGTAGTTAAACCAAAAAGATTTCTAATATTACCAAGAAATATATTCGCAAGACCACCAGAAACTCTTACTATTTCCTTTACATTCTTAACACCAATACCAATAATGGCAAAAGCGCCACCAGCAGCAAATTTTAGCTTGTCAAAAACAGAAGACAAAAGCTCAGATGATTTTATGATTTTAAGTATCGTTGGCCCAAGTACATCAAGCCTTGCAAGAAAAAGCAATGTTGTATTGTTTAAGAGACCAAGCTTACTTAAAAGACCTAATATTTCATTTCTTAATTTTTTAAAATTCTGCAGAGAAGGGTCTTTTATTATTGCAAGTATAATGTTTCTGAACTTAACAAAGGCCTCAATTACAGGCTCAATGTTTATTCCTATTTTTTTGAATAGCTTAACAATGTCCAAACCAAAAGCTTTCAAGGCTATTGATCCTATGGCAACAACGCTAACAAGCTTATTAACAGTGTTAATTATGCTGTCTATTCTATCGCCAATGGTAGTAGAGAAAGATTTCTCAACAGTTTCTGCTGTTCCCTGTGCAGATACCTCTATTTGTTTAAATTGATTTTCAACATCTGAAGCGTCAAGATCAATTTTAATAACTATCTTTTCGTCAGCCATTTCCTTGCGCCTCTATTATTCTTTGAATATTAGATGTTTTATTTTTCTCACTATCTGGCCGCTCTTGGTATTTTACGATGTCTTTTCTTGCCTCTGTCCAAACTCTTTTTTGTGCATCTTTTTTGAAATTTACATACATTGATGCAGTATAATCATGAAGAGCATCCTCAGCTTTTATTATTTTTGCAGCCTTATAATAATCTAAAAACAATTTATATCTCATCCTTGAAACTTCATTGTCAGACCATCCGTAAAAATGAGCGACAAATGCCTTCATATAGGCAAAGCCATCTACTTTTTTTCAAGACCACCCAACAAACCGTCAGCCAGTGTTTTTACTTTAGTGATTCCCATGGCGTTTATAACTTCAATTGGCATACCTAGTGTGCAAATAAAAGTTTTTAAATCATCAAAAGACTCCTCGTCTTCTTTTGATTTTTGTGATTTTTGATATTTCTCAACATCGTCAAGTGAAGGCTCTCTTAATTTATATTCTTTTCCGTTATAACTAACTTCAAATTCTAAATCAGAACCTAAATCTATCTTCGCCATAAAAAAACAACTCCCTATTAAAAAGGAGAGGGATCATCCCTCTCCAATAAATTTAATTAAATTCCAGTTTGAGTAGGATCGCCAATAAGAACAGAATCCACTCTTGAATCTTTTGAAAGATCAGGAAACCCACTCCATAAAACGCTCAATGTTCTAGGATTCTCCCCAGAAAAAGTAAGAGATTCAGGAACAGGGAGAGCTAGCATAATTGTATAATTATAACTTAGATCTCCGCTCAAAGAGTTAACAGGCTGCATTTCAAGTCTTGCAGCTTCAATTAGCATGTTTTGGCCAATTACAGCTGTTCCAACTCCGAAAACCTCTGTCCCTGCACCAGGAGTGAAAGCTCCGCCCCAAATTTTGTAAAATTCCTTTAGCTTAGAGCTGCCAGTTTCTTGCAAAACAGTTGTAACCTCATTTGTCTCAATACCTTGATTTAACAATCCTAAAGTTGTTAAACCAGTCTGATGAGCGCTAATTTGAAAATTCGCAGGAGCAAGACTTGGCTCAACATCTCCCTCTAAAAGTCCAAGATCAACATCTTTTCCTCGCCTACAAACAGTAACAACAATTCCACTATCAACATCTGCAGGATCCGTTACTTCCCCAACTGCAGCAGCAGTATAAGTAACAACTTTACCAGATACAGACGCTCCAAAGTCACCCTCTGCATCAATAGCAGCCTGGGCAGCAGCAGCAAGTGTTGTGTCAGAGTCTGAATCTCCAACTACAGTAAAAGGTATTGCAGTTTTTCCTGCAGGAGCTGGATCCGCCTCAACACTATCATCTCCCCACAGATAATAATCTGTTGTAGGCGAGCTTAGCGTTATATATTTACCTTTTACATCTGCGCCAGTTAGACCTGTAAAGTCTAAAGCTGCCTCAGATTCAATTCTCCAATAAATGTTCATTGGGGAAATTACTATGTTATTTGCTGAACTACTCATTCTTGAGCCTCCTTTTATTTGTAATTAAAAAACACACATTATTATACTTATAAATTCCATCTGTAAAATTAAGTCATTATCATTACTAGCATCAAATTGCAGAACATCTACAGTCCCTGGTATTACGTCTTTAATATCTAAGCCAACTCTAGATGCCGTATCTAATATAGATGCTAATATACTTTCACTCTGTAGTATAGCATCATCTATGGCCCCAGATGGGTCAACATATCCCTTGAGAAAAATTTTAACAGTTAACGGATAGGAAAATGTATAGGTTAAATGACTAGATGTGGCCGATGTTATCGTACCGATCTCCAAATGATAAGACTTATCAAGGAGGCTCTGTGGTATATTCTCAGAATTAAAACCATCTGACCACTCGGAGTAACCAAGCGCATCAAGTTTGCCTCTAAAATATGTACGAACATCTGTTAATGCCATTATCTCCTCACCATGAATATAGTCTGGATGTTAAGGCCTTCACCATCCTCAAGCGTACCATCTGCATCAAAATCAAAACGCAGGACAGACTTATCTTGAGCAGTCTGGACTTTTGCACTGTATTTCAAAGCTTTTCTATCAAAAACATCATCCACTGCATTAGATAGGTCCTCAAAAATTAGCTGTAAGACTAGGTGCTTTGACCATTTCTTTACTTCTAAATCATCCAGGATCTCAGCCTTGGTTATTCTAGAGCCGTCCTCTAGCCTATGGCCATTATCGTTAAGCCAATCAAGAATCTGAAACTGTGCCTCTCTGTGGACGTTTAAAAAGCTATTCCTACCAGGCTTAACCCATTTTAAAATGTCCTGCTCTACCTGCTCAATCTCTGCATCAGAACTAAAAAGCATATCATCTGCAGGTACTATAACCTCTATGTCTGCAGTTTGAGTGACTGGGGCACCATCCGTGGTTATCCGTATGCTAGCAGTTACAGTTCTACTCGTCCCTGAGTATTCCCAATCCAAATACCAATCTTTAGCAGTAGAACCTGTTACATCTATAAAGCCATCACCTGACTCTGGCTCTATTTCTACTAAAGTAATATCGGCCTCATCAACTGTCTTAAAGCTTTTTGTGCCGTCTAAACGAGTTTTATCATTAGTCTGAATTATTTTTTCTAATTCTAAGCTTGGAAAAATAGCCATTATTTTTTCTCCCTATACAATGGCCAAAAAAGGTGGCCAAAAACAAAGCCCATTGCAAAAGTGAAAGCAGGATAATCATGCGCCCACTCCTCTATAATAATATAACTTATAGTGGCCTTTTGACCACCATTTAAGTATGCATATAAATCATAGAGCGCTATTAAGAAGATCGCTAATGGTATAAAATAATAAGTTATTTTTTTCATATCATCCCCAAAATATACATTGTACTACAGATGTCCCGCCAATAGCCGTAGCGTTTGCACTAACCTTGCTGTTTACTTTAATTGCAACAGGCAGCGTTTCACCAGGAGCTAACTCCCAATAATTCGTATTCCCATCATTATCAAAATTAAACCTAACAGGGACATCTCCCTCATTTTTACATATAAACTCGGTAACTCTTTCTGGTAAAGTAAAAGAGCCAATCGAAGGAGCCTTTGGTATATTAAATCTTCTTGCTGCAATATTTCTTTTCTGACTGGAATCAACTGTTTCTAAAGCCATTAAACCTTAACCTTTGCGAAAGCATTAAAATAGTAATCAGATGTGCATCCGTTATCACAGACAACAGCCAACTTTTTGACACCATCACCAATAACTTTTGTAGAAAACTCCCTATTAGGCATTATCCCTTGCCTCTGAAGCACCCAAAGGTCCTCCTCACCAACGCCGCCAAAATCCCAAACCAAGCGAACAACAGTCAACGGACTATCAGGAGCTGATCCCTCAAAGTAATAAATTAAAGCATTATCACCACTAGGAACAACATAAGAGTCTGCAGTCTTCTCACCTGCTAATACTTTTTGGCTAACTTTTAATTCTATATCTGCCATTAGTCCCTCAAAAATCCTTCTACTTTAACAAATAAATCCGTTACTTGAGTTACATCATCCTGAACTGTAACCCTAACCTCATCTGTAGTGCCTTCTGATAATACGACCTGTAAGTTCTTCTCAACTAACGAGAAAATTGCCTGGATGTAATCACCACCAGACTGATTAATAATTTTATTATCACTAGGACCAGAGGACATTCTTGCCAACACATCATTAGTAGACTTTAAAACCCTGAATGTACCCAACACACCATCTATTAATGTTTCTATAAGAATCCCATTTGTTAGAGGGGAGTTGTTGCCCAAAAAGTTAAATTCACCAACTTTAATGTTTGTATCTGTGCCATACATAGTAATTGAATCTAAAACCTTGTCACCACCACCTGCAGAGTTAGCATAAACACTAAATACAACTGGTGTAACAGAGCCATCCACTGTTAAATCAGTAATTGGACCAGTAGCAGTTGCAAACTCCTCAATTAGGTTATCAACCTCCTGAGCACTCACTACAATGTTACCAGATATACCTAAAATACCAGCTCTATGTGGATTGTTAGGATCTCTTGATAAAGTTGTCTGCTTAGCCCTTGCAATTAAAGTATCAAAAGCTAAAGTAGTTAGCGTAGTACCAGTTGGCGTTACTTGGACATCCAAAGCATTAGAGCGCTCTAAAAACTCACCCTCTAAAGAAAAGCCAGTAGATGATATATGTACTATTGCCCTTGTATCATTAACATGAGCAGATTCTAATAACGCTAGGCCAAAATTAACATCTGCATTTAATCCTAAAACTATATTTTGAGCTAATTTAATCTCATCGCCAACATCTTCTGCCACCAGTGTATAGGTATAATCTACCGCTGGGACATCCCTGTCAGGAGACGTACTATCATTTGATGTGCCCGCAATTTGTATTCTAACTGTATCTCCGATAGCGCCAGCAGCATCTAAAGTAAAGTAAGTGTCTGGGATAGGATCTCTCCCTAAGCCCACACCTACGCTTACTGTAGACAGTGTGTGTAGTTTTCTTTTGCCATCATCCAGAGTGACATCAGCAGTATATATCTCATCACCACCTGTGATCTTTACATACTGTGACGCTTCCTCATCAGTTAAATCAGCCATTCTTAAGATTCAACTCCTACAATAGTTGAGTACAAGTCTTGAGCTTGGTTATCCAAGTTAGTCTTGATAAGTCTTACAGTAGTAGAGTTAGCAGTACCAACTACTACTACAGGATCAGTAAAAACAATCGGAGCATTTGGGTTAGCAGTAGAGTTAAAAACAACTGCTATAGTAGAGAAAACCTCACTTACTGCACCATCACCAATTTGTAACTCAAACTTAGCCTTACCAGATGCAGAGGCTAATACCTCTCTCAAAAGTAAAGTCTGCCCACTTGCTACTGAATAATCATGATTGCTAGTGGCGTCTTTTGCAATAGCCACAGCCTGGTCAAAATCATGGATCTCAGTCCCCTCACTCTGCTCAAAAGTAACAGGCATGGGATTGGTGCCACTATAAGGAGCACCTGCCTCATCATGTAATGAAACATCAACTGTATGAGTAGAGCCATTACTTACACCTGTAACTCTATGATTCTGATGTGTCTCATCAGGAGTTGCATTTCTATCATGAGCTATTAGGCCACTAGATGCTGGTTTTGTGTTATTAGTGGCATCATAGTCACCATCACCATTAGGAGCACCAAGCTCCGATAAGCGCATAACAATATCAGTAGTTCCATCGGGCTCATTGCCATGCATCTCTATATGAGCATTACCATCTGCATCTACTTCTAACTGCTTACCCGCACCATCTGGATCCGCATAATCTACTATCTTACTGTGAACGCGTTCATCATCACCATCTGCCTCTGATCTTATTGGTAAACCTGAATCATAATCTGCCATTTTTCACTCCCTTGAAAAAAATTAAATATACATTGCTAATAAAGCTATCAACATCCTGTGTTTCATTTTCTTAGTTTTTTTAGTTTTCTTTTCTTTCTTATCCTTATCTTTATCAGCCATTGTCTATCTCCTGTGAAAGCTCTAATTCTCTGGCCTCTACAATTTCAATCTCTTTTTTAATGCGATCAATATCTTTTAAACGCTCTTCAATCTTAACTTCATAACCATACTTAGCAGCTTGTATCTTCATTAATTCAAGTTTCTTTTTCATTTTATCTAAATCAGACATCCTCTAGCACTCCTAATATTCTAGCATCAAAATCGCCAGACATCGGCCTTTCATGCTCTACTTTAATTTCTATTTTTTCACCTGCAGTAAAAACTAGACCTGCTGAATTAGTTTGTATAAATTGTAACACAATATCAAGCCCTGCACCCCAATAGGTACGTCTTTTGGCCTCTAGTGTCGTATCTCTATAAATCTCATAAGTTGCAATATTCTCTCCACTGGCCTCAACTAATTGCAATTTAAACTGCTTAGATGCTGGTACTGTATAGCTTAAAATTGTTGTTTGTGTAGATGTCGCAACTGCAGTAACCTGGTCAAAAATATTAGTAGTTACACCAACTGTTAAATCAAGCGTTACAGGTATAGGCTCAGAGCCATCATTGATAACCTTAGTTTTTACATAACTATTATTATGGTCTATGTCCTCTATGCAATCCTGAAAGCCATCATCTACGCTCTTATTAGTGCTCATCTACTGCACCTTCTTATAGTTTGTTACATCAGCTAAAAACCAGACATACCATTTGCCATCTACATTAACAGGATCTCCATAGCCATACATCCTATCATTTACTAAGTTGTTTTTTACTTGAAGCTCAATTAGATCAGACTCTGTATCTGCAACTAGATACATCTTAACCTTAAAATGGTTTTTTCTATTGCTCATTGAACACCTAGCAAAAAATAGGAGAGAGACCTATGCCCCTCTCCTAAATTTATGATGATTAGATTATACGTTCGCTCCAACACTAGAAGCAGTAGTTCCAAGATAAAGAGCATCTTGATCTACAATACCATACTCAAAAACACCATAATGGCCAAGGTTCACAAAACGTCCAAGCTTATCAAAAGGCCCAGAGGCTACAATTGAAGTAGGCTTAGATTCTGCTTTTCCAAGAGCATTAAAACCCATGCAGATAGAATGATAAGTATCAACCAAAGCATCACCCGCATCAGCGTTTACTGTGATATTGTTATCTCTAACAATCTTAAACCCAGCAATCTGTCCAACTTCATTCATAAGAATTTCAGAAGGATCAGTGTACTTGTTAATATCTTGCCAGCTACCAGCGCCAGAAGAGTTTCTTAAATCATGAATAACATCATCATGCATAACTGCTACATACATTCCTTGACTTAAAGGCTGAATAGAAGCTCTTGCAAGTTTGTTATAAAGCTCATTCAAGAAAGTAACACTCATGATGTCAGATGCTGTCAAGGCACCCTCTGCAACTCCACCAGGAGTTAACTCATTTGTGCTCTGCTCTGCCTCTAAAATTGCAAGCTTATCAGACGTACGTCCAGCGTTCATTCCAACAAGTCTAGCAGCTGCAAGGTCTGCAGTTCCACCAGTTTGAAGGTTAGCAAGTTTAGTAGTAGTAACAACATTACCATACTCTTGAGGTTGAATGAGAATTTTCTCATCAACAAGAGCCTCTGAAACAACATCATCAGTTTCCACTAGAGGAGTTGTAGCAAGTGCAAGTTGTGCATACTTTGGAAACTCAATTGATTTTGCATCAATCATTCTTTTGTAAGAAACGAACTGATCCATAACGTGTTCTTGAGCTGCTGCGATAATAAATTGTGAGTCAAACTCTAAGACAATTGAATCATCTACTTGAGCTGTCCCTGTTAAATTTGTAGTAAAAGCCATCCTGGGCCTCCTTTATTTAATTAAATTCTACCATGTTTTTTCATTACTGCTTCTAATTCCTTTTGGGTTTTACAAGCTCGTAAATCTTCTTCATAGGTAGAGGGCGCATCTGGTTTTTTCAAAACACCGTCCTTAATGTTAGGCGCTTCTCGACTAAAGAAGTGTGGGCGGCCTTTCTTAAACTCATCAACTAATGCCTCTACCTGTTTACCATCTACATTAAAAGAATCATCACAATCTATTGATGATAAATCTACTAGATTTATCAAGCCATCAACGTCAATACATCCAGAGCGTGCAGAGACTTCTCTCACCTTGCCAGAAATGGCATTGTAAGCAAAGTTTCCTACTGTACCTTTGTATTTACCCTCAAGCTCCTTTAGATCGGTTTGATACTTTTGGATCAACTCATCCTTTTTGCCCTCTGACATTAACTTTTCTTCTCTTAAAGTATTAAGCTCAGTTTGAGCAGCATCAAGTTTTGCTTGAGCAGCTTTCTTTTCGCCTAACAACTTTCTATGAGTAGAAAGCTTTATCAGTTCATCATTCCCACTGGGAACTTGGTCTGTCTGAGTTTCGGTCTCGACGCCGCCACTGGCTTGCACATCGGATGCCCCACTGGGGTCTTGTGTTTGTTCCATATTATATGCCTCCTGACATTATTTTGTAAACCCTAACGCTCTACGTAAAAAGCTTCGGACTTTATTTGTTATTACTTTTCTTTGAATAGGACCAAGACCTAGTATTGCAAAATCTTTGTCTATATCAATTAATAATTTATAAAGTTCTGCATTATCTGTGTTGATTTTTGTAGGCTTTTGTCTTTTGTTTCTCCCTGTCATATATGGTTTTCTTTTCCCATCCACAAAAAACTCTATAAAAAGTCCTTTCTTTGTTTTTGAAAACTCATACTTAATAGCGTCAATCAATTGACCTGTAATAGTCAAGTTTGGAGTTGATCTGCCATACGCAGGATGTGTTCTGTTATATTTTGCAAGACGCTCTCTCTGCTCTTGTGTTTTTGGTCTTGGGTAGCCAGAAGGAAAGCTGCCAACATTCCTACCTTGCAGCGGAGTAGCCTTTCTTGCGTAAAGCTTCATTTGTCCAACAGCATATGTGCCAACCTCTGATTGAAGGCTACTGTTTGACAAAGTACCTTCAAAAGCCTTTTTTACGCTGAACTTGACTTTATCAACACCCTTAACACTAGCCAATGACATCACCTTTTTTTGTTTTATCAATAAGATCCAAAACAAAACTCTCAAAGGCCTTCTCGCCTTCTTTCTTTTTTATTTTCAAAGCTTCTTTTATGTCCTTTGAAAACTCACTCTTAATTGATTTAAGCTCTGCCTTGTTTACACCAAAAAAAGGACGCTTAGGAACAGTATCACCAACAGAATGATTATAAGACTTTGCGTTTTCGGTCTCATCATCCCAGCCTATCTCTATTGTGTTTCCCTTAACATTTACAATATCAATTAAACCCAACATATCGCCGGTCAAGGTCATATTTACATCGTTTTTTGACTTACCAGCAGCCTTAAACTCTAAGCTTTCCTCGTATGTGTCAGAATATGGGCTTTTTAATTTAACTGGCTTACCAGATCCATTAGAGTTAAAACTCATACCATTTCCTGACTGAGACCTCTCAACAATACGATCAATAATAGCCTGTCCTAAAGCTTCTTTAAGGGCATCCTTTCCCCTAAAATCAATCCCAAACTCTTCTTTAAGATTGATCTTCTGGCTCACTTTGTTTTTCTTGAATGTCGGTGCCGCCATTAATGCCTCCCATGCCAAGTAAATCAGATCCAATTGAAAACTTCTCTGCCCTCTCTTTTTTCTCTTTATCTATTCTCTCAATAACTTGTATGGCAGCATCCTCGTCAACTTCTCTGATCTCCATAATAGTCTCAACTCTAGACGCAAGGTCCTTATCCAGTAAGAAAACCGCACTCTCTTCAATCTCTTTTTTAGTTTGAATCAACTGTGGCTGAGCATATTTAATATTAAAACTCACATCGTCACTAATGTTGGCCCGTTTAAGGTCATCAATCAGGTCAAATTCTGAGCCATTTACGCCTTGCATCCTGTTAGACCATCTCTTGAAAATATCAAACTGCTCACCTTCTGCATCTCTAAAATTCTCAACGTCCTGCTGAGAAGCCTCAAAGCGTTCAATCATTGACAGTAGCTGCTGTATACCAGAGTTAGGATTGCTTGCGTCAACTTGGCTGCCCACTGTAGAAGTATCAAGGCCTTCTGATGACAAGAAGATTCTGAGTGTTGTCTCTAGTACATTAAGAGCACCATCTAGATCTGCATTAGGAGTAACAAACTCAAACTTAGGATCCTTAGCATCTGGGTTAGGATCCTGCTTAAGCCATAAAACATTTTGTGGACCTACCACCATAAATTCAGGCTTATTCTCACTAGTGATCACAGCCTGTGCATACGACTGCAGTCTTGAGATATTAGAAATATCACTTAAGCACACTCCAAACTCAATAGCAAAATCCGTAACATTGCTACTAAAGCGCCTAAAGAACTCATTATCTTTTTGGTTAGCTATATCTACAAAAGGCAGCTTACCAATGGGATTTGTTATGTCCTCACCTTCCTCACCAACTATCTCACCAAGACCATTCATTTCAAAGTGCAAATCGTCAGTCCAGACTATATATCTCTCTGCAAGAGACTTATAATCATCAGCTTCTGCGTATGATTGGTTAGTATCGTCTGGCTCAATTCCTGTTGCTCTACTTCTCAACTTATCAGTGCCATCAGGCCTTTTTAGCTGACTTAACTCTCTCCACTTATCATGTACATGCAGAATATAGCCAAGTGCTTTCTCTGGGTTATTAGGATCTGGTATTACATCATAATTGTGAGGTAGTAATGGGCGCATCTGGATGATGCCTTCTTTAGGGATAATCTGCATTATAATCTGGTCATTATAAAGCTTATAATATTCATTCGCTAATCGCATTTTAAAATCTGCCCTTGCGTGCCTGTATATAGCGTCCAGCTGCTCTATTTCTGCATCAGTTGCGTCACCAAAAATTCTATCTGGATGCTTTTTGTAAATGCTAGACTGCTCACCTATTATTCTTTTAGAGATATTAATGGATAAAACTTTACGCATCTGCAGAACAGCTGCAGAGTCAAACTCTCTCTCTAGCTTTTCCATTATGTATTGGGACTGCCTACCATTGAAGATCTCAAACCTTGAAAGGCTCTCGTCTTTTCTCTCTTTGTTACTCTCTGTTTTTGTCTCACCTATTAATCGTTTTCTTTGCGACTGCTCCATTAAGTCTAAAGACTTTGCCATTACCTATCTCCTTGGTAGCATCCTGATCTCACTCGGACTTACTCTGTCATCCCTAAAATTTACAAAAAAGTATCTAATCATATCACATGCATCATCATCAAGCTTAACTGGATTTTCATTTAGTATAATACCATCCTTTTCTGCATATCTGTATTGACGCAGTCCATCTATAGACTTCGCACAATTTCTAGACACATAAAATTTTGTCTGCCCTTTTCCGTTTTTAATATAGCGCCTTACAATTGGTATTCCAAACTGCACTACTGTTTTCCTGTACTTAAACCCAATATTTTTATCTTTAAAAAACATTATATTAGATCTGCCAGTCTGCTCACGTTCTTGATTTCCTGATATATCGCAACAATAACCAGATATTTTATAAGGCTTAGCCATGATCTGCTTATAGAGATTATCTAACAAAAGCTTGCTGCTTATGATCTCATCAAACAAATATACAATGTCTTTTTTGGCATCATATTGAAAAAAACCAACTGCCATTGGATGTGCCCAACCCCAGTCAATACTTACATAAGTAGGCAGATCTGGATTGTACACGTAGTTATCCATGATGTTATCTTCACTAAAATCTGCGTATACAGCATTAATTGGTATTGTATCCCATTCAATCTCAAACATTGACCTATAAGTTTGAGGATCCAGAGCATCCCTCATTGTGTCTAGCTCGTCTTTAGGGAAATAAGGGTTATCTTCTGTTTTCCACTCCCAAATCTTGGCACCAGGAAACGGGCTTTCTTTAAATGTTCTATACAGCCAATGAGATTTAGGGTTTATAAGTTGAGGCCCCAGAGATCCATCAATAGTTATAGTTCCCCTTGTGTCTGATGTCCTGGCTAGTGCCTCTAAAAATGCGTATTCTTTCATTTGAAAGGCCTCTGTCATATGTATGTGACTAAGCTTTAAGCCCTCCATTCTCTCAATTTTCTCCGCACTAATGCCATATAAAATGGTGTTGCTTTTCTTAAAATAAAATATATCTGGACGCTTAGTGAAGTGGCCTTCTGACGCCTTTGCAAACATCCTAAACTTAGGCCAGACAAGCCTTGTTAGCATATCTTGTGTAGGCGCAATCATTGCCATGGCATAAGGATCTCTTCCGTTATTTACATATCCTGGCTGATTGTTGCCTTTTATTATGCTCTCAACATAACATGCCTCTGACTTTCCTGATCTCTTGGCAGCAAATGCACATTTAATTCTGTTTTCTTTGTCTTTTATTATTTGTGATTGCTGTTTAAAGGCATGAAAATCCATTAATCACCAAGATACACATTTAAAACTGCCGACTCGTCACCATCCTCAACAACGCCAGTATCTTTGTCCGCTTGCCTCGCTTGAAATGCAGATCCATAAGCCATACTAGATTTTAGTATGATCTTCATAGCCTCTAACCTCAACTTAGGATCAGGATCTTTAAGCATCAACAATGTCTCTTGAACAGCCTCTGCAACTTGCTCATCACTAAAGCCACCGTTTTGTCTAATGCGCTTTTTCTCTAACTCTTCCTGCTGTCTTTTAATTTTTTCTTGTGAAATATATCTTTGAAGATCCATATCACATCTATGCACATCTAAAGTCTTGTCTGGGAACTGAACTTTCCACTCAAATTCTGTCAGTTTTGCATTAAGGCTTAAGTCTATAAATCTTTTTTGATCTTCTGTAAAGCTATCCATGACTTTGGTATTGTATCACATTAATTCTTTTTTTTGCAATTTCACAATACTCAGCCTCTCTCTCTATGCCTATGAATGAAAAGCCCTCTTTTTTACACGCTATCCCTGTGGTGCCTGAACCTGTGAAGGGATCAAGCACAGTGCCATTTGGAGGTGTTACAAGTCTCACTAGGTATTGCATTAGTTTGACTGGTTTAACTGTGGGGTGATGGTTTTGTGCGCTGGGCTCATTTGGTCTTTTGTTTGTTGCAATTCCATTTTCATACCTGGCGCTAGAGTTTTGTTGCTTAGATGTACATTTCTTTTCCTTTATACCTTCTAACCCAGCATTACGCTCACGCTTTGAGGCTTTAGCTACATAGAAGAAACGAGAGGCTCCGCCTTTGTCTTTGTGACCTCGCTCTGTTTTTATCCCTAACATTTTACCATGAGTCCGTCCATTGCCTGTATTAGTATCGTTACTAGGCGGCCTAACATTACTGCTACTTATCCCACTCTGCTCATCAAGCGCCCGCGCTGCATCCTCATCTAGTATTATATTTGCAGGAAAGCGGCCTTTGGTGGTGTCAGGTCTATTTGTTTCTTTTCCTTTTATATTTTCGCCTGGTTTAAAATTATTTCGTATAACTTTACCTTGCGGCGTAGCGCTTGCTCTGTCTGCCTCGGATTTATGCGAAACCCTACTAGCATCAATATTAAGCCCACCCACTCCCCACTTTAAAACATTATCAACTATGGTTTTTTCACTTAAAGGTTTACGGGCTAAGACTATGGGCTCATTGGCGGGTTTTAGGGCTGTGCCGTAGCCGTCCCAAGTTTTAGCTTGATCTGTGGCTGGGGCGGTTTCTAAATTTGGTCCCCTGGGCTTGCCCTCGCTCATCATTCCAGAGCGTCCAGACTGAGCACCGCCATTGTAAGTTTGTCCATCGGGATATTTTTTTAATCCAATAACCTCACGCTCAACCCCCAACTTCTTATCAATAGCCTTACTAATATTATGCGACTTCGGAAACCCACTCCCATAAAGCCATTGTATCTGGTCTCTTATTTCAAACCCTGCGTCCTCAATATTTACGACCATGCGATGATAAGTCCGAGTGCCTCCGAAAGATAACAAATGGCCGCCTGGTTTAAGCACTCTTAAGACTTCTTTCCATAATTCTATTGAGGGTACATCATAATCCCAGTGCTTATTCATAAAGCTAAGACCATAAGGAGGGTCAGTTACTACGCTATCTACTGAGTTATCATCCAATGTTTTAAGTACATTTAAGCTACATCCATGCTCAATGCGTGTCTCCATAGTGCTCCTCAAGTATCTGACCATCTACCTGCTTAAAGTCAGGATCTTCTACATAGAGCAAAAGAATTTCCTTAAAATCCTCTGGTGTCAATGGAATGGCACTTTGGACAGTGAGCGTTATCTCTTTATTATCATCATTCATGCGAATCATGAAACGAATATCACCTGGATCTAGCTTATCATCACTCATCTTTTAATAGTCCTTTTCTTTAATATAAGTTTCTTTGGTATTAACATTGTACAAGATGCAGTCTTGTTTCTTGGATCTACATTTAAAGCCATCACATACATATCTTTAGTTTCTTTAATGATAAAACCAATGGAGTATATCCGCTCTAACTTATCAGGCAACTTATCCCACTCCTCCCATGCATCATGAGACTCTGGATCTTCCCATTCTAAATAGACAATTTTTTTATCCACTCTACAATCCTTCGTAAGTGTTTTATAAAGTCTTCCTGACTTCTGTTTGATTTTAAATAATTACACTTCTTACAGCATGGTACGCAGTTTGATTCTATATAACCGACAGAGCTATTAACTCTGTCTATTCCATTGTATATATAAGCTGACCTTGCCCACTTAGAGTATTTACATTTATTTGATGGTGGCTCACCACAGTAGAAACAATGCTGCTGAGTTATATTTCTGAAAAACTCTTTGCTTATTTTAAACTCTAGTTTTTTATTTTTAGCAGAATGATAATAGTTATTATAAACTGAATTTAAAGAGCTTTCCGTTGGATCTTTAAGAGCATTGCCTGGAGTTCTGCATCTTGCCCTCATTGCTGCAGTTGATCCTCTCATGCAACCACAAGACTTAAGCCTTTTACTTCTTATGCTCCTATCAAGCGCTAAGAATTCCTTGCCACAATAGCATTTATATTTTGAAAGGTAAGTCCCGTCCCTATACTTTTCTTTTGTTTTTTCTATGTATATTAAATCCATGGTATTTTCTTATTCCATTTTCCATTTTTAAGCAATATCATCGGTATAAAATAAGGCACACCATAAAGGATAACACCTGTGCCTAGTGTTGGTTTTTTTCTGGCCTTCTTGGCGTAGTCAAATGCATATTGATTGATGTCTATTAAGCATCCTGTATTCATGCCCCATATAGGACCAGCTTCTCTTGTTATGTGGCTAATCCCGCCATAGGTATGCTGATGTCCGATTGATGTTGACATGCCGTTTTGAATAGCAGCATTTAAAGCTGCGTTAGGCCCTGATACATTTTCTCCATGCTCAAATATAATGTTGTCTATTTTCCACTTATGTCTCCACTCAACACCTTTAGGCGCTTGCATAAAGTCACTGATCTCTCTTAAGAACGCTCTTGGTATTCCTGCTGCCATTGCTTTATTAAAAATGCGCCATGTGTGATTAGATATACATATCTTCTGCTCTGGGAATAGATCCCACAGTTCTTTTAAGTGCATTAAGCTTACTGTGTATTCCATACCTGCTGACATAGCATCGGGACTGCTTATGTATTTACTAAGCTTGTACTGATCAACCTCATCACCCTGGTTAATACATAAAGACTTTTTACTGTTTATCCAAAAGCGTTTTTTAATAGCGAGTAAAAATTCAAATGAATCTGGATGGTGAAAAGGGATCTGTAAGTCCGATATGCAGATAATGGATTCATATTTCACACACTTATCAAAGCACCTAATTTGTGGTTTATATAACCTAATTTGTGGTTTCTAGACTTTGGTGTGTTGACATATTGATTCTGCTATTATGCGATAAGACTAATGATTAGATTTAAAAGCCCTGAGCATAAGTTGTGGTGGATGATCATCACCCAAAGTCTATTTGATCTGCAGTCAGCAGTGATGCGTGCAGAGCTACCAAAGAAAACCAAATATACACTTTATGAATCATGTACTTTAAGGGATGTTCTTATAGATGTGCATAACCCATGGATGCAAGAAATATGTGGCAATGCAGGGATTGATTATATGAAGTACTTAGATGTTGTGGAAAAGATTGTGCATAAGAAGATTAGCATAGGTCAGTTTACTGATGGCAGGGGTAGGTTCAACAAGACTTTTTAGCAGCATCTAGGGCTTTTCTTCTTAGCGCATTTAGCCCTCTAACTCTTTTAGCTCTTTTTCTTTTCTTAGGCTCTGCAACTGCTACCTCTGCAAGTAGCTCCATTGCACCAGCTAGGTCACCGCTTGCATGCAGCTCTCTCCATTCTTGATACCAGTCAGGAAACTGGCTTAGGTCCACTTGCCTTTCATCATGCTCAATAAGCTTGCCGTTTTGATCTTCTCTTCTTTTTAAATATTTCACTCGTCCCTCAAAAAGAAACCCCACTAGTTTCAAGGCGGTAACAAAGAGACTAGTGGGGCTATAACCATACAACTAAAGAGATTACTCCCTTAAATGAAGTATAGTATTATCAAAAATAAAGTCAACATCCAATAATACGCTCGTAATGAGCTTCCCATGCGCTCTGAACATCTGCTAATAAATCACCCTTTTCAAAGTATTCTGTAATCTCAGGCTCAGACCACTCATAAAGAGCCCTAAGATGGCCAGAACACCAATTAGGGCCGTCCACCACAAAATCAAAACCCTCTCTGGTCTCGATCAACATTAAATAAAACACTGCTTTGTTGATTGTTCTTTTTTTAACTATCATTGTTTACCGCCTTTGTTATATATTCTTAGTTCAGTTTTTAAAAACTCATATTCTTTCTTCATGCAATCCAGGTTAAGCTCAAGGTCATTTATTTGTTGCTTTGCAAAATTGCTTATTTCTTTTCTGCTGTCGTTAACTCTTAATTGTTCGGACCAGAATATTTCTTCTTTTAATTTTTTTTCTATTTTTTTGATTTCATTTCTTCTGAGCTTTAGAACTGGATTCATTTGTTACCGCCTTTTAAATTTCTTGATTCTGTTCTTAAATAAGATCTTACAGCTGCTATTTTTTCATACTTTCCACGGCTCATAGGATAACTATCTATTAGCTCCTGTAGCGCCTTAACAGCATTATCTAGTGACTTTATTCTTTTTTCTTTACTAATTACGCCTTTCTCTAATCCCTCGACCATGTTTTCACCGATTAATTGATAAACCATGTTCATGCAAATCTTCTTTCCGTTTGCATAGTAATGGTTGTTTGCCTTGCACGTGAGACTAAGCTTGGCCCATTCGCCAGTCTTGGTATTTCTCATCATTGGAACTTTTTTTGACATTAAGTAGTTTAGAGTATTTTGTGACATTGGTTACCGCCTTTGTTGAAACCACAATAACAGAACAAACCAACTTATCAACATTTATTTCATGAAATGTAACTATTTCTTTTAAGTGACGTTTTTTGTCACTATTGATGGGCAGAGCATCTCCCAATTCTCATTCTCTTCTTTGGTTATTTTAATAGTTTGAGGCTCATAAAATATAACAAAAGGCTCGCCATGCTTATTCTCATTCCACCAGAGGACTTTAAGCTTTGTATATTCTGGACCTACATAACTCACGCTTAGTACCTGAATAAACACATCTAAAAATCTTTTGTGTTTCCAATAGCCTTTAATAAACATCAATCCCACACATAACCTATCTTAAGATCCTTGGGCCAATGCCAATCAGTAACAGCATTACAAGTTTTTATCTCTTCACATACTGAGCATTTCTGACTTGAACAGGTGTTAGGTCCAGTTGATTTAGCGCCATGTTTTTTGGCACAATCAAAACAGATAAAATAACCATCTTTAAGTTTTTGTTTTAGGCTTTTCATTTCTTATCCTCTAAATAATCTAACCACATATCACCAATAAAATGCGGCCTCCAATATCCGTTATTGTGTGACGTATCTTTCCAATAAGAAAGCAACTCCTTTTTAACAAGACCTTTATTTAAGACAACGAATGCTAAATAAGAAAGCGGCGTAGGTAGTCTTTCTTTACTAAAGGCCAAGAGCAAGAGCAATTGGTTTGGCTCACGAGGGGAGAGGTTGAAGCTCATTACATTTAGGAATAGAAATAGATCGAAGATCAATAATAAGGGATAAAAATAAAGAGCCCTGAATCCCCTAATGTATATCGACCAAAAGTTTGGGCCAGTAAT